TTGGATTGCTAGGATGGCAAGACAGTCTGCTACTGATCTCATGACTTCTGGTAGAATTCAAGCAGGTAATATTGAAGCATTACTTCAAATGAATCCTGAAGATCAAGCAGCAGTTGTTGATCTTGCCTTGACATATTCTACTGCTGTAAATAGATCCATAGGTGGAATTAAGGAAGCAGCAGAAGAGAGAGTAGCGAAAATGATGGACGGAAAACCACCTCAACTATTTGATACATCTGGAGTTTTAACTGATTATGCAACCCAAAATATCGCAGACAGATTGCTTCAGTCTGCCGATCAATCCGAAGGTGGATCCAAAGTTTCTGGACGAATCACTGATTCCCTTTCTAAAGAAATACCAGCACTTAATAACTGATTTATATTTCACCTGTCGGATGCCACCCTTTATGCAGGATGCAATGGGTGACACATTTCGTACGGAAGGTGATGCTAAGAAGGTTGCAGGTAACGCATTTTATGTAAGAGAGCAGACAGGCATACCATTGTCTGCTACGTTTAATAATATATGGGTACGACCTGATGAAAGGAATTTAGATATATGGATTGAAAACTTTAAACCATTGTATGATATTGGTATCAATATAGTTACCTTACCTCATACATCATGGGTTGCTACAGGTAGAATACAGAGAGCATTTCCAGACATTTATATAAAGAATACGATTCTCAGGGAGGTAACTAAACCCAATGAGATTGTATCCTTAGCATCTATGGGTTTCAATTATATCAATCTTGATAGAGATATAATGAGAGACCAGGAAGCATTGGTTCGTATTAAGCAAGCAAAAGAATATTGTGTAAAGAAAGGTAATCCTATCAAGTTATCATTGCTAGTCAATGAACACTGTTGGGGTGGTTGTCCTATCATGCCAGAGCATTATCAATATAATAGTACAAGAGAAGGGACTGAACCTCAATACTTTAACAGTGAGATAAGCAGAATATCATGCTCACGTTGGGATGCTTATGACCCTGCATTTGAACTAAAGCAAGCAAACTTACCACCTTGGAGAGAGGATTGGGAGGAGTTGCTAGATGTTATTGATGTGTTCAAACTACACGGTAGAGAGAACTTCATGCGAATGAAGGAGTCTATGGATATAATTGAGAGGTGGGATAATGGTGACAGTATATTATATCCAGAGTATGTTAAATATATGGAGGATATTGATATAAAGGATTCTCCTATTAATGTCTGGAGACAGAAGATAAAGACATGCAAGTTTGACTGTTGGGATTGCAACTATTGCGAGTCTGTGGTAGAATCACATTTAAGGAGGCAGAATAGAAAAATGGATCCATTTGTAGATAAAGCAATTCGTGCTATTGATGCTGCTGTTGATGGCAAATCTAATTTTAAACCTGAAGGTTATGATGTCATTGGGTTATCATCAACTAAGGTAAGGCATTTACTTAATAATCTATGTGATGCTGGCACAGTATATGCTGATGTTGGTTGTTATATGGGTAGCACATTATTTGCTGCACTAATGGGTAACCAGGCAGTCAAAGCGTATGCTATTGATGATTTTGGTGAAGGTGAGATAAGACCAAGACGAGAAGATATAAGAAGTAAGTATGAAGTTGAGGATCCATTTAAACAATTCATTGAGAATGGTAAGAAATGGTTTAATCAGTATTGTTCTATTGGTGTCAGTGATAAGAGTCTATTAGATGTAGAGTTTAACTTAGAATATAGACCATCAGTTATATTCTATGATGCAGACAATAAGAAGAAACCTATGCTTGCTAACTTAGAGCATTTACACAAGGCAGCAGAGCACACATATATTCTAGTAGTTGATGATGCTAACTTTGATGGTGTTGTTGATACAACTAAAGAATTTTGTAAGGATAAAGAGGTACGATTTGAGAGGATTATACTAACTGAAACTATAGAAGATGAGAATGATTGGTGGAATGGTGTGTATATAGTCGTGATACATAAACCTGAATTGTTTGTACCTAAAGGATCTAATGACGTTACCATTAAAGATAGAAAAGGACTTTCTTCCTAGAGATGAATTTGACCTGATGGTCGCAAAAATGGTTGATACTATCCCTTGGTGGATGGGTAAGATTCATTATGATACACCAGATAATATCCACCGTAACATGCAAATGGTGCATTATTTCTATGAGCATCATACACCCAATAAGCAGACGGTAGAGTTAATCTATCCAATATTGCAGAAACTACAACCTTGTGCTATAATCAAAATCAAAGCAAACCTAGTCATGGCAACAGATACCATTGTTGAGCATGGACTACATAGGGATGTGGAGGATGCCGAGCATCTATCAGACTTAAAGACTTCCATCTTATACTTAAATGATAATGATGGTTATACTATGTTTGAAGATGGCACTAAAGTCCAGTCAGTTGCTAATACTATGGTTACATTTCCCAATGATATTAGACACACTGGTTCTACATGCACCAACTCTAACTGTCGTCTAGTATTGAATTTTAATTATGTTTGACATTGCAGAAGCAATATTAAAGAAAGAACTCTATATGGGTTATATCTTTGGTATTATGATATTAGGAGGATTCATCCGAGAATATCATGTGCTGGATGATGTTTATTCATTAGCAAAACGATATGTAAAAGATAATCGAGTGATGATTATCATTACATCTATATTTGGTGGAGTCCTACCTATACCTGGTAGAGTAGCACTATCAGCACCATTATTGGATGCTATAGCACCACCTGATAAGAAGAAACGTAGTCAGTTTGGTATTATTGATTACCTATCAACACACCATTATTATTGGTGGTCACCATTAGAGAAGACAATTATATTACCTATGGCAGCATTGGGTATAACTTATGGACAAATGTTGTCATATACATTCATACCATTGTGTATCTGTTTATTATATACATGGTGGTATATATTTTCTAAGGTAGATCCTAGAAGTGTTGTACCTGACATGAGTAATATTAGAGAGTTTGATTGGCAACGAGCATTAAGAGGTTGGGCACCATTTATAGCAACGTTATGGTTATTATTAACTGTTGGTAAAGGTGGAGCAATATTCTTCTTCCCTTGGTTTGCTGCTATGGCATGTTATTATAGTATTCTATGTAAGGATTGGAATTGGGGTAAGTATTTGGATGGTAAGTTTGCAGTCATAGCAACGGTTGTGCTTGCATTGGGTGGTGTTGTTGGTATGATTAAAGGTCCAGTGATGGAATATCTTAAGAGTGCTGACCCTACTATGATTATACCTGTTAGTATTGTTGCAGCAGTAGCAGCATTTATTATGGGTAGCAGTGGTAAGTATGCTGGTATGACTTCAGCATTAGTATTAATCTTTGGACCACAGTATATGGTATGGTTTCTAACTACTGAATACTCAGGTTATCTATTATCACCAGCACATAAGTGTTTGATGATTGGTCAACAGTATTTTGGCACACCTATCAGGAAATACTATAAAGTTGTAGGTGGATTGTGCGGTTGGTTAATAGCGTATGGTTTTCTAACTTTGGTTATATAAATACATTTAACAAGTAATAAAGTAAATTCATGTCAACTTTAAGTGTAGGAACTGCATCAGTTGCGACTTCACTTGTGGCAGCAACGAATACCTATCCAACGGTACAGGGGAGTTCGGGGCAAGTTTTGACCACAAATGGTTCAGGGACGCTATCCTGGGCAGACCAGTCAGCAGCAGGTGGCGGTGTAGAAGGATTCACTAACTCAGGCACATCTTTAAATGGTGGTGTTGATATGGATCTAAAAACAATGATGATATATCATTATACTGCTAACTCTGGTGGCACATGGCAACCAAACTTTAGAGGAGATGGTAGCACTTCATTAAATAATTATCTTTCTAATAATGAAACGATTACTTGCGTAATGTTTGTACCATGTAATAACAATGGACGTTACCCAAGTCAGCATAAAGTTGATGGTAGTGTTATAACTCCTAAGTGGATTGGTGGATTTGGAGCACCAACTGGAGGTCATAGTGGTGCTATTGACATCTATACATATACAATATTGAAGACAGGTAGTGGTGCATTTTCAATATATGCTAACCAAAACTTCTATACTTAAGAGGATATAGATTATGCCAGGTACAGTTAATGCCTCAGCAGGTAATGGTGCAGCAGAATGGACACCAGGTCGTGCTAATTATGATGGTTGGAATAACAATCGGACTAGAGCACCTTGGGAAAGGTCTCGTATCATCACGCATGGATATGTTGCTGGTGGATATAAGAATGCTAATCCTTGGTATAATGTTAATCGTACAGTCCATAGTAATGACACCTCAACAAACTTAGGTGACATAATGAACTATGCAGCATCATATTGTGATGGTGCTAATAGTGATAGAGCAATGTACATTTATGGTGGTGATAATAGTTTCTCTGGTAATACGTCAAGAGTTTGGAAGATGAATTTAAGTAATGCTTCTTCTCAAGGCATGACAAACTCAATGAACGTTAGCAGGAATGATATGTCCTGTATGACAGACTATCATCATGCAGGTGCAAAGATATACATTACTGGTGGAGGTAATAGTACTACTGACCGCACCAATATGCAGAATGATACTAATAACACAGTATCAGGTAGTGGACAAGGTGGAGACTATAGTGCAGGAGCACAAGGTAGATTAAGAGGATGGAGTAAGACTGGAGGTACAGCACAATATCTTACATGGTCTACAGAAACATGGTCAGGTTGGTCAGGGTCACCAGGTACAGATGGATGGGGTAAAGCATGTAGTAGTTACTTAAATTACATGTATTGGAAGAATGGAGGTAATTGTACAACAGATATTAGAAGAGTTAATGATTTCACTGGAGCAAACATGAACGCATTCAATGTGCAAAACTCTGGTGAAGAGAATTTTCAAATGGGTAACTATAAAGGTTATTGTCTAGGACATTATAATGGATCCCAGAATAATAACTCTTATAAATGGAATTATCTAACAGATAGTTATGCTGACGGAGGTGGTAACATGCAACCTAAAGGACATGATGGCATGTCCAGTGCTGGCAACGCATCTGCCTACACATTTAATAACCTTAGTTACGGAATCACACCACCAGCGTATTAATTATGGATGAATCAATCGCAAAGTATTTTATCGCAGACATTGATGACTTGCCAATGGCAGTCAGGTCTGATGGTAATGTTAAGTTCAATCATAGTACTATCAAGTACTCAGTCTTAGGTGTTACTCAAGAGATATGGGATGCACATTTGAAAGATGCTGGATATACTGAAGTGACTGCTGATGAAGCAATCATAGGGTCACAACATTGGGGAAAGGTAGGGGCACAGATTAGTGACTATCAAGTAGAAGTTGGTACTGGATTAATATTAAAGAGTAAAGTTGATATTATTGAAGAAAATCGTGCTTATGGTGTCATTTTAATGAAAAAGGTAGCAACAGAACTTGTCAAGTATGGTATTACACAGAAGGGTAATTCTGATGCTACATATAATACTGCTCTATTGACATCTATTGATAATTGCACTACAATGGCAAGTATCAATACAATCTGGGAAGATTACCTAGGTGGGCAGTTGCCAAAAGAACAAGCACAAAGTGAGAATTTATATGAATCAGATGGAGTCACCAGAAAATACAATGCAGGAAGAGTTAAACCCGACTTTATTCCAGGACTTTGATGAGTTTGACCACTATCTAATTGATAGAGCAAATACACATCCATTCCCTCAAACGAGGTATCAATGTAATCATTTTGTAACTGATTCTCATCCTACTGACTATCGTGCAGTTAGACAGACTCTACTAGAGTTAGCAACACGAAAGCACAGTAATAAGAAGATTCAAATCAATATGAAGAAGGCATATATTGAGATAGCACGGAAGCAGAAACAAATAGAAGAAACAACGGATCCATTTGATGCACAAATGTTGGAGGTTGAGATAGAAGATCTACAACTAGATATTGAACAATATGAGAAGAAGATACAGCAATGTAATCTTGAGTTAAGATATTATCTTGATTCAATTAAAGAGAAGTGTACAACACCAGAAGATACTGATAAGTATTTTGCTGATGATGATGTAGAAGAAAGAAAGTATTGGATAGCAAGGATGGCAAAACAATCTGCTACTGATATGATAGGATATGGTACAATATCTGCTGGTCAGATTGATAGTTTATTGATGATGCCTAAAGAGGATCAAGAAGCATCATTAAATCTATCAATGAGATATGCTGGTGCTATTAATAAGGGCATCAATGAGTTAAGACTACAGGCAGAAGCAGATGTTAAGTACTTTGATAAAACTACTAATGTGACTAAGATGTTAGAAGATGGTGCAGACAAAGTTTAGATCTTTCTATTCTGGCATGTGGCAAAAGATATTTTCATTACCTATTAATCCTAAGTTAGATCCTAACTTCATTAAAGGTAATTTTCTACAGTTTCTATTAAGAAACAATGATTGGATATATGATTTATATTTCACTTGTAGGATGCCACCATTCACTCAGGATGCAATGGGTGATGTATTCTTTACTCAAGACATGGAGTTCCAGGTTATTGAGATGGCATTATGGTTATCTGAAATAACAAAGATACCATTATCAGCAACATTTAATAACATATATGTAAGACCAGACCAGAAAGGTTTGGATATGTTTTTAGCAAACTTTAGAGAATTATATGATGTGGGTGTAAGAATAGTTACCTTACCTCATACTTCATGGGTATTAACTGGACAGATACAAAAAGAATATCCAGAATTGTATATTAAGAATACTATTCTAAGAGAAGTTACTAGACCTAATGAGATAGTTGAACTAGCAAGAGCAGGATTTCATTATATCAATCTCGATAGAGATTTGATGAGAGATAGAGATAGACTGATAGAAATAAAGGAAGCAAAAGAATATTGTGCAGAGCAAGGTTATCCAGTTAAGTTATCAATATTAGTCAACGAAGGTTGTTGGGGTAATTGTCCTATAATGCCTGAACATTATCATTATAATAATACTAGAAATGGTGATGATCCTCAATACTTTAACGATACAATTAGTAGAGTTAGTTGTAGTAAATGGGATGCAATCAATGGTGGATTAGCAGCACTCAAAGCAGCGAATCTACCGCCTTGGAAGAGTGATTGGGAGGAGTTTTTAGAGTTGGGTATAGATGTGTTTAAACTGCATGGTAGAGAGTCAGCAACGAGACTCCAGGAATCTATGGATATTATTGATAGGTGGGTATTAGATAAGAAATTATTATTTCCTCAGTTTAAAGAATATATTGATGATACTGATATTAAAGAAAGACCTATTGATGTATGGCGAGAGAAGATAAAGACCTGTAAGTTTAACTGTTGGAAGTGTAGTTACTGTGATAAAGTATATGATACTGCTAAGAATAATAAAGTTAATCCTAAAATTAATAAGATAATTGAGGCAATAGACAAAGCAGAGTTAGGTGAAAGTAATTACACTGGAGTGTGCATTGAGTCATTAACATCAGAGACTACCAAACATTTCCTCAATAATATATGTTCTATTGAAGGTACAAAGTATCTTGAGTTAGGTGTATATGGTGGTGGTACATTCTATTCAGCATTACAAAATAACAACGTTAAAGGTTATGCTGTTGATGATTTTAAAAAGAGATACTTAGCACCAGAGAGAGATGACATTAAGTTTACACCATTTAATAACCCTAAAGTTGCATTTCTAACACCACCATGGTACCCAGATAAGAGATATGACTTTGAATTAATTGAAGGTAATATTGTAGATATAGAAATACCTGAGAAATGTAATGTTATATTCTATGATGCAGACCATGACCCAGTTGAACAATATAAGAATCTACAACACATTTGGCAGTATTGTGATGATGAGTTTATATTATTAGTTGATGATGCAAATATGCCTGGAGTTATTGATAGTGTTGATGATGTAATTAGAAGTAATAATCCTACAGTATTATTTGAGAGAAAGATATTAACATCTATTCCTGAAGATTTAAACTCTTGGTGGAATGGTATCTATATTTTATTAATAAAGAAATGAAACATCTAAAAGGATTTAATTTCCCTGCTGATAACTTTAGACATGGTATAGATGAACCTCATGTCTTTGATAATTTCTTAGAAGATAAGAAGTTTCTTCCTATATTTGATGCAATGAAAGCACCAGCATTTCCTTGGAGGATGTCAAAGATATTAGATGATAGTGAAGATAATTATCTAACTAATATTCAATTTGCTCACATGTTCTATGACCATTATTCACCAGAGGATGAAACTATAAATTTATTGTTTCCAATATTAGAGGCAATAGATCCTATATCAATTCTTAAGATTAAGGCAAATGTTTTAACTAAGACTGATACAATACATGAGCATGGTCTACATAATGATATAGAGAACAGATTGGAATGTCCTTTTATTAAGACAGCAATC